ATGGTTTCGGCGCTCGCCATTAACGGTGAGGCGCGGTGGTCGGGGAGCTCCTACGCGGCGCTTGCCCGCGAGGGGTTCATGAAGAACCCGGTGGCGCACCGGGCCGTAAGGCTGATTGCGGAGGCGGCCGGCGCAATGCCCTGGCAGCTTTTCGAAAATGACGGGCTCGTGAGCGAGCATCCGCTGCTTTCGCTGCTAAAGCGGCCGAACGGGCGGATGTGCGGGGCGGACTTCTTTGAGGCGATGTTCGGCCAGCTTCTCCTGTCCGGCAATGCCTATGTCGAGCCGATCCTGCTCGATGGCGCGCTGCGGGAAATGCATCTCCTGAGGCCGGACCGGGTGCGGGTCATCGAGGGGCGGGACGGTTGGCCGGAGGCGTATGAGTATCGCACGGGCACGCATGTGGCGCGGTTTGCGGCTGAAAGCGAAGGGCTGACGCTCTTGCATATGCGCCTGTTTCATCCGCTGGATGATCATTCGGGATCTTCGCCGCTCGCGGCGGCGCAGATGGCGCTCGACCTGCACAATGCGGCCTCCGTCTGGAACAAGGCTTTGCTCGACAATTCGGCGCGGCCTTCCGGCGCGCTGGTCTATCAGCCGAAGGATGGCGGCAACCTGACCGAGGAGCAGTATGAACGGCTTAAGCAGGAGCTGGAGGAGGGCTATACCGGGCCGGTTCGCGCCGGGCGACCGCTCTTGCTTGAGGGCGGGCTCGACTGGAAGGCGATGGGGCTGACCCCACGCGACATGGATTTCACCGAGGCGCGCAACGGGGCGGCGCGCGATATCGCGCTCGCCATCGGCGTGCCGCCGATGATGCTCGGTATTCCGGGCGACAACACCTATTCGAACTATCAGGAGGCGAACCGGGCCTTCTATCGGCTGACAGTGCTGCCGCTGATCGCTCGCACGGCCGCCTCGCTGACCACATGGCTTTCGCCGATCTATGGCGAGGGATTGCGGCTTGAACCGGATCTCGACCAGGTGCCGGCGCTGTCGTCGGAACGCGACGCGCTGTGGAGCCGGATCGGGGCGGCGGATTTCCTGAGCGACGAAGAGAAGCGGGAGGCCGTTGGTTACTGATGACAAAGGGGGAAACCATGCTCGCCGATGAATTGAAATATGCCGACCTGTCGTTAACGGACGTGACCGGGGACGGGACGTTCTCCGGCTATGCGAGCCTCTTCGGCGAGGTCGATCTCGGCAAGGATGTGATCGAGCGCGGGGCGTTTTCGCGCTCGCTTGCCAAGCGCGGTGCGGAGGGTGTGCGGATGCTGTTTCAGCATGATCCCGCAGAGCCGATCGGAACCTGGAAGAAGATCCGCGAGGATGGGCGAGGGCTCTACGTCGAAGGCGTGCTTTCGGCGGATGTGGCCCGCGCCCGCGAGGTGCATGCGCTGATGAAATCCGGCGGGCTCGACGGGCTCTCGATCGGGTTTCAGACGGTAAGGGCGCGAAATGACGCGAAGTCGGGCGTGCGGCGGGTGCTGGAGGCGGACCTCTGGGAAATTTCGATCGTCACCTTTCCGATGCTGCCGACGGCACGCATCGCGACGGTGAAGACGGCGGGGAATACCTTCCCGACCATACGGGAATTCGAGCGATGGCTGACGCGGGATGCCGGCCTGACGCGAAAGGCGGCGCGCCGGTTTCTTGCCGGCGGCTATGACGCGCTTGTCGGCTGGCAGGATGCGGCGGCGGGTGAAAACAGGGCGGATGATGAGCGGCTTGTCGGCCTGATGCGCCAGGCAAGACGGATGATGGCGCCCTGAGTTTTTCAGCTTCAACAAGAGGATAGCATCATGAACACCATGACCAGGGCACCCGAGATCAAGGGGCTGCCGGGGACGATTTCCGAGGCCTTCGAAGAATTCATGTCGAGCTTCGAAGCTTTCAAGGAAGCCAATGATCGCCGGCTCGGTGAGATCGAGAGCAAGATGGGCGAGGACGTGCTGACCCGCGAAAAGGTCGAGCGTATCAATCGCGCCATGGACGCGCAGTCGCGGCTTCTCGACGAGATGCAACTGAAGAAGGCCAGGCCGGCGCTCGGGCGCGGTTCGCTTGCAGCAAGCGAGCACAAGATGGCCTTCGAGAATTATATTCGCCGCGGCGACGAACAGGGCCTGAGGGCGCTGGAGGCGAAGGCGATTTCGACCACCGAGAGCGATGGTGGCTATCTGGTGCCGGACGAGACCGACACCGAGATCGGGCGTCGGCTCTCGGCGGTGTCGCCGATCCGACGGCTGGCGACGGTGCGTCAGGTCTCCGGAGCCGTGCTGAAAAAGCCGTTCATCGCTTCCGGCTTTACCGCCGGCTGGGTCGGCGAGATCGCCGACCGCGATGCGACGGCGACGCCGGACATTTCCGAGCTGACCTTTCCGACGATGGAGCTTTACGCCATGCCGGCGGCAAGCGCCTCGCTGCTCGACGATGCGGCTATCGATGTCGAGAGCTGGATTGCCTCGGAGATCGACATTGCCTTTGCCGAGCAGGAGGGGGCGGCCTTCATCAACGGCAACACATCGACCACGCCGAAGGGCTTTCTGAGCTATACGACGGTGGCCGACAGCGCCTGGGAATGGGGCAAGGTCGGTTATATCGCCACTGGTGTCGACGGCGCGTTCAAGGCGGACGATCCATCCGACACGCTGATCGATACGATCTATGCGCTGAAGGCCGCGCATCGCCAGAACGCGCATTTCGTGATGAACCGAAAGACGCAGGGCGTCATCCGCAAGTTCAAGGATGATGACGGCAATTACCTCTGGCAGCCGCCGGCAGGCATCGGCCAGGAAGCCTCGCTGATGGGCTTTCCGGTGACCGAGGCCGAGGACATGCCGGATATCGGGGTGGAGACCACGCCGATTGCCTTCGGCGACTTTGCCGCCGGCTATCTGGTCGTCGACCGGGCGGGTGTGCGGGTGCTACGCGATCCCTATTCGGCCAAGCCCTACGTGCTGTTCTACACCACCAAACGCGTCGGCGGCGGGGTGCAGAACTTCGAGGCGATCAAGCTGATCAAGTTCGCCGACGCCTGATTGCTGAGACAGGTGAAATAGGAAACCCCGGTGCGATGCGCCGGGGTTTTTTGTGGCCGGAGGGAGACTGACGATGAGCTACCAATTGATGACGCCGCCGGCTGAAGAGCCCGTGAGCCTTGCGGAAGCGAAGGCTTTTCTGAGGCTTGATGGCAGCGACGAGGACGGGCTGGTGACGGCGCTGGTGAAGACGGCGCGCGAGCATCTGGAGACGGTGACAGGGCTCTCGCTGGTGACGCAGGGCTGGCGGCTTTACCGCGACGACTGGCCGGCAAGCGGAATGATCTCGCTGGCGCGCGGGCCGGTGCAATCGATCGAGGCGGTTACGGTTTATGACGGCGAGGGCGTCGCGGAGACCATTTCACTCGATGGCTTCGGGCTGGATGGCCGGGCGAGGCCGGCGCGGCTTTATCTGCCGGCGCTTGCCGGCAAACGGGTCGGGCCAAGCGGGATCGAAGTGGATTTCACGGCCGGTTTCGGCGCGGCGACGGCGGTGCCGGAAGCGGCCAAACAGGCGTTGCTGCGCCATGTCGCGCATATGTTCGTGTTTCGCGGCGCGGTTGGGCCGGACCTGGAACCGTCCGGAGCGCCTGAGGGTTATGACCGGCTGATTGCGCCGCTGAAGGCATGGAGGCTCTGATGCAGGCACTCGATCCCGGCGCCTTCTCGGTGCGGCTTGAGCTGCTCTCGCCGGTGAGCGTCTCCGACGGGCAGGGCGGGGCGGAGATTTCCTATTCCCTGGTGGAGAGGCTTTGGGCGCGGCTCGAGCCGGTATCGATCGGCTTCGACGAGGAGGCCAATGGATCGGTCGTGCGCGTGACCCACGAGATCTGGATGCGGGCGCGGAGCGATCTTGCCCCGGGGATGCGGCTTCGGATGGGGAGCCGGAACTTTGCAATCAATGGCTGGCGCGACCCGGATGAAACCGGGCGCTATACCGTCTGCCGGACCGAGGAGGTTGGCCTATGAGCGCGGTGGAAAACGCATTGCTTGCGGCCATTCACGCGCGGCTCGCCAGCGACGCGACCCTCACGGGCCTGATCGGGGCGGATGCGATTTTCGACCGGCTGCTGTCGCGGCCGCGATTGCCGGCGATCGTCTTCGGGCTTTGCGAGACGAAGGACTATTCGACAGTCGATGCAACGGCTTACGAGCATCTGCTGACAATCGAAGTTTGGTCCGAGGCGTATGGGCGCAAGGCGCTTCAGGCGATCGAAGCGCGGGTGCGCGCGCTTCTCGATGACGCGCCGCTCACCCTTTCCGACGCGCATCTTGTGAGCATCCTCTACCGTTCGACGCGTGTGAAACGGGTCGAACGGACGGGCTATTTCCTCGCCGAGATGCAGTTTCGCGCGGTGACCGAGCCGGCATGAACCGGCTTCTTCTGATGGACAACGGAGATTTCGATGACAGCCCAGAAAGGCAAGGATCTGCTTTTGAAACTGCACAACGGCAGTGGGTATGAAACGGTGGCCGGGCTGCGCTCCAAGCGGCTCGCCTTCAATGCGGAGACGGTGGATATCACCGATTCCGAAAGTGCGGGACGGTGGCGCGAGCTGCTTGGTGGTGCCGGCATCCAGCGGGCTTCGATGACGGCAAGCGGGATTTTCAAGGACCAGGCTTCCGACGCGACGGTGCGGTCTGCCTTCTTTGCCGGCGCGCTGGTGGAGGCACAGATCGTCATTCCGGATTTCGGCACGCTGGCGGGACCATTCCAGATTTCTGCACTCGAATATTCCGGTCAGCACAACGGCGAGGTGACGTTCGAGATCGTGCTCGAATCCGGCGGAGCAATCACCTTCGGGGCGGCGGCATGAGCCGTTCCGGAGCGCGGGCGAACCGTTACCGCGGTGAGATCGAGGCGGTGATTGGCGGCGAGCGTCGGATCCTGTGCCTGACACTCGGGGCGCTGGCAGAGTTGGAGACGGCATTCGCCGCCGACGGACTCGGCGACCTTGGCAAGCGGCTCGCCTCTGGCGGGCTGAAGGCACGGGACCTGATCGCGATCATCGGTGCCGGGCTGCGCGGCGGCGGCAATGCCTTTGACGATGAGGATGTGGCGGCGATGAGCATGGAAGGAGGGGTTTCGGCCTATGCCCGTCTCGTTGCCGAACTCCTGACGGTGACCTTTTCGGGAGGGGCGGTTCAGCGCCCTGATGGGCGCGAGCCGGACCCTTCCTAGCCGCAGCGGCGGGCTCCGAACCTCCCGTCGCCGACCCGTTTCCCTGGCGGGCGGCGATCCATACGGGGCTCTGCCTGCTGCGGCTTTCTCCCGATGCGTTCTGGCAGCTCGCGCCAGTCGAATTCGCGGCGATGAGCGGCGCATTCGGCAATTCCCCGCCCGTGACCACGCGGGCGTCACTCAACGCACTGATGAACCGATATCCCGATGAGATGAGGAGGTCTGGTGATGGAACCTGACGACTATTCCGACGCGGTGGCGGGCGCGAGCGCACTTCGGGACGTTCTTGTGGATCTCGAAAGCCAGTCCGACAACTTTGCGGCGGCGATCACCGATGCGATGAAGGATGCGACGCTGAGCGGCAAGGGGCTTCAGATGGTGCTGGGCGATCTTGGCAGGAAGCTCAGCGAACTTGCTCTGAATTCGGCGCTGAAACCGCTCGAGAACGCGATATCCGGGCAGATCGGATCGCTGACCGAGGGGCTGGTGCAGGTGTTTGCGCATGCCAATGGCGGTGTGCCGGGCCGCCTCATGCCGTTTGCCGCCGGTGGGGTGGTTTCGAACCCGACCTATTTCAACATGCCGGGCGGCGTCGGGCTGATGGGCGAGGCCGGCAGCGAGGCGATCCTGCCGCTGAAGCGCGGTGCCGACGGATCACTCGGCGTTGCGATGCAGGGGGGCAGCGGTCCGCAGATTGTCTTCAACGTCACGACCCAGGACGCGGCGAGCTTTCAGAAAAGCGAAGGCCAGGTTTCGGCGATGCTGGCGCGCGCGGTGCGCTCCGGCCAGCGCAATATTTGAGGGGGCTTCGATGGGGTTTCACGAGGTACGGTTTCCGCTGCGGTTGTCGCTTTCCGTCAGCGGCGGGCCGGTGCGACGGACGGATATCGTCAACCTGTCCAACGGACGGGAGAGCCGCAACCAGCGCTGGCGCGACTCGCGGCGCAGCTATGATGCCGGTTCCGCGGTGCGCTCGGTCGCAGACCTCTATGAACTGATGGCGTTCTTCGAGGCACGGGGCGGACAGCTATACGGCTTCCGCTTCCGCGACCCGGTGGATTTTCGCTCGTGCGGGCCACTCGCCGAACCGTCTGCCACGGACCAGTGGATAGCGACCGGAACCGGGGCGCAGGCGAGCTTTCAACTGATCAAGACCTATGGCGACGGTGCGGCATCCTGGGTACGCACCATCGCCAAACCGGTCGCAGAAACCGTCAAGGTTTCCGTCGGCGGCGTGCCGACGACGTCGTTTTCCGTCAATGCGGCGAGCGGTGTCATTACCTTTTCTAGCGGGGCGATACCGGCGAACGGCGCGGCGATTTTTGCGGGATACGAGTTCGATGTCCCGGTGCGTTTCGATATCGACCGGATCGACATCAACATGAAGGCGTTCAACGCCGGAAGCGTGCCGACCGTGCCGCTGGTGGAGATCATGCCATGAGGGATTTGCAGGCGGGACTGAAAGCCCATCTCGAGCAAGAGGCGACGACCACATGCTTTTGCTGGCGGGTGCTGCTGAAGGATGGCAGCGTTCTCGGATTTACGGAGCATGATCACGACCTTGGTTTCGCGGGAACGGTTTTTCTGGCAGGCACGGGGTTTGCTGCATCGACGGTTGAGACCGAGGAAGGGCTTTCGGCCACGACCAATGAGGTGGCCGGGGGCTTTTCGAGCGAAGTGATCACCGAGGCGGCGCTTGTGGCCGGCCGCTATGACGGGGCGCGGGTCGAGGTCTATCTGGTGAACTGGCAGAATGTCACCGAGCATCAACTCATGCATGTCCATGAAATCGGCGAGGTGACCAGGGAGGCGGGCCGGTTCCGGGCGGAGCTGCGGGCGGTGACACACAGGCTTTCGCAGCCTCAGGGTCGCAGTTTTGCGCGGCGCTGCGATGTGACGCTTGGAGACGGGAAGTGCGGTTTCAACACGTCAACGCCAGGATTTTTCGCCACTGGTACGGTCATCGCCGTCGAGAACGAGACGCGGATCGCCGTATCGGTCGGCGGTGATTTTGCGACAGGATTTTTCTCCTTTGGCGTTCTGGCCTTTGAGAGCGGCGCACTTGCCGGTGTGAAGGCCGATATCGAGACCAATGCGGGGTCTGGCGGCACCCTTTGGCTAGGGCTTTGGCTGCCTCTGGAAGGTACGCCGGCGCCTGGCGACGCCGTGCGATTGACGGCCGGCTGCGACAAGTCCTTTTCGACGTGCCGCAGCAAATTCTCCAACCTCGTGAACTTTCGTGGCTTTCCTCATATGCCGGGGGCCGACTTCGCCTATTCCTACGTCGATGGCGAGAGCCAGCATGACGGCGGCGTGCTGTTTAGATGATCCGCCGAGAGGTCTTGTCCGAGGCCGAGAAATGGCTTGGCACGCCCTACCGGCATCAGGCCGCGGAACGCGGGGTCGGCTGCGACTGTCTGGGGCTGATACGGGGTGTATGGGCATCAGTTTATGGCACGACGATCCCGCTTGCAGCGCCCTATGCGGCGGACTGGGCGGAGCGATGCGGCGCGGAAAGGCTGCTCCACGCCGCGCGACTCTATTGCGGACCGGCCGTGCCGGTTTTGCACATGGCGCCCGGCGACCTGATCTTCTTCCGCTGGCGGCCGCAGTTTGCCGCCAAGCACGTTGGTATTCTGGCAGACGCCGATCACTTCATCCACGCCTATGAACAAGCGGGCGTGGTGAAGTCCGCGCTTGTGGCAGGGTGGCGACGAAGGATCGCGGCCGTGCACCGTTTTCCCGAAAAGACAGAGGTTTGTTGAATGGCGACGATTGTTTTCCAGGCCGCCGGCGCCGTCGTGGGCAGCGTCTTCGGCCCGTTCGGTGCCGTCGCCGGAAGGGCGCTCGGCGCGCTGGCGGGAAGCGTCCTCGACGCCCGGCTCTTTGGCGGCGGCCGAGAGAGCGTCAAGGGCCAGCACCTTGCAAATGCCCGGGTGGGCGGCGCTGAAGAAGGACTTGCCATTCCGCGGGTTTACGGAACCTCACGGGTTGGGGGGACGCTGATCTGGGCGACTCGGTTCGAGGAGGAGGTGATCGAGGAGCGCACCGGCGGCAAGGCCTCGGGCTCGAGCGTCGAGAGCTTTGCCTATTACGGCAATTTTGCCTTCGGCCTCTGCGAAGGCCCGGTCGCGGCGATCCGCAGGATCTGGGCCGATGGCCAAGAACTCGACCTGACGCAGATCGAGATGCGGTTCTACCGGGGCGACGAGGCTCAGCTTCCCGATCCGCTGATCGAAGCGAAGCAGGGTACGGGCAATGCGCCGGCCTATCGCGGCCTGAGTTACGTGGTGTTCGAAAGGCTGCCGCTCGACAGCTTTGGCAACCGCATACCGCTTCTCCAGTTCGAAGTGCTGCGTCCGACCGGGGCGCTCGAAAGTCAGATCCGCGCGGTGGCTCTCATCCCCGGTGCAACGGAACACGGACTGTCGCCCTTTCAGGTGACGGAGTCGCTCGGCAGTGGCCGTCAGCGGATCATGAACCGCAACACGCTGACGCATGCGACGGACTACGAGGCCTCTATCGACGAGCTGATGGCGCTTTGTCCGAACCTCGAATGCGTGGCCATCGTCGTGGCGTGGTTCGGCTCGGACCTGAGAGCCGGGGCCTGCACGATCGAGCCGGGCGTCGAAATCCCTTCCCGCAGCGAGGAGAGTTCTCTCTGGCAGGTTTCCGGCATTGATCGCGCCGGCGCACATCTCGTTTCGGAGCACAATGGCGGGCCGGCTTATGGAGGAACGCCGAACGATGCTGGGCTGATTGCCACCATTGCCGATTTGAGGGCGCGGGGACTGAAGGTCTTTCTCTATCCGTTCATCATGATGGATGTGCCGGCCGGAAACGGATTGCCCGATCCGTGGGGCGGCAGCGAGCAGGCGATCTATCCCTGGCGCGGGCGTATCACCTGCCATCCGGCGCCGGGACTGCCGGGCACGACCGATCGAACGACCTCGGCGCGTAGTCAGGTTGAGGCATTTCTCGGGAGCGCCGTCCCCTCCGACTTCGCAGTATCGGCGGGCACGGTGCGTTATTCGGGATCCGACAAGGGCTATCGGCGAATGGTGCTACATTACGCACATCTTGCGGCGCTTGCGGGCGGAGTTGACGGTTTCATCATCGGATCGGAGTTGCGCGGGCTGACGTCGATCCGCGACGGCAGCGACGCCTTTCCGTTCGTGGAAGGACTAGTCGCGCTTGCCGCGGATGTTCGCGGGATCGTCGGGCCGGCGACGGCGCTGACATATGGTGCCGACTGGACCGAGTATTTCGGCTGCCACCCGGCCGACGGAAACGTCTATTTCAACCTCGATCCGCTTTGGGCAAGTGCCGACATCACGGCGGTCGGCATCGACAACTACATGCCGTTGTCGGACTGGCGGGACGCGGATCTTGCGGCCGCCAATCCGGATGGTTTCCGCGTCGGCGATGAACCGGAGCGGATGGTCTCGCAGATCGCGGCGGGCGAGGGGTATGACTGGTACTATGCGAGCGCGAACGACCGCGCGGCGCGGCTACGGTCGCCGATCACCGACGGGCTTGCCGGTAAACCCTGGGTCTATCGTTACAAGGACATCGAGAGCTGGTGGACGAACCATCACTTCAACCGCATCGGCGGCGTTGAATCCTCGGTAGCGACGGCCTGGACGCCAAGAGCCAAGCCGATCTGGTTCACCGAGCTTGGCTGCCCCGCCGTGGACAAGGGCGCGTGTCAGCCGAACGTCTTTGCCGATCCGAAATCGGCGGAATCGGCCTATCCCTATTTCTCGTCGGGCCAGCGATCGGACGCGGAACAGAGGCGTTTCCTTGAGGCGCACCTTTCTTGGTGGGAGGCCGGCGCAGCACCGGCCGGCATGGTCGATCCGAACCGGATCTTCGTCTGGTGCTGGGATGCTCGTCCCTATCCGGCTTTCCCCGAGAACCCGGAGATCTGGAGTGATGGCGCCAACTGGGTAACCGGTCACTGGCTGAATGGCCGCCTTGGTGCGACGACCGTTGGCGACACGGTGCGGGCGCTTCTCTCGGATCATGGATTCGATGATTGTGATGTCGCTCTTCTGAGCGGCGATCTGACTGGCTATCAGCAGGCCGATATCGACGCCGCGCGCGATCTGATCGAGCCGCTTCTCGACCTCTACTCCGCGGATGTGCTCGAAGCCAATGGCAGCCTCATATTCCGCTCGCGGCTGAAGGCCAGCCTGCCGCCGCAGGCGATCGATGTCGTGGCCGACCTCGCCGACGCGGCGCTTTGGAGCGAGACCCGCGGACATGAGAGCGATATCGCCGGCGAGGCAGTGGTGACCTACTACGATCCCTCCGGGCGATACGAGCAGGCGAGTGCGCGATCGAGCCGGGCCATTTCCGCAAATGACCGCGTTCTTCGCTATGGCCTCCCGACGGTGCTGCCGGAAACCACGGCACTGAACCTGGCCGGCAGTCTTCTGCGCGAGAACCGGGTATCGGTAAGAACGCTCAAGGTCTCGCTGTCGCCGCAGGAGCGGACGATCGAGGTGGGTGATGTCGTAAGTCTAGCGGACGGACCCTCCGGGCGGTTTATGGTTACGCGGCTTGAGTCGGCAGAGACTTTGAACCTTGAGGCCCGCTCTTTCTCGCCGATGTTCGGTAGTGCCCTGGTTGTCTCGGAGACGCGACGGACCGACGACAGAGCAACCGGCGGCTTCGCCCCGCGGGTCGTGCTCATGGATCTTGCGCGCTTCGAGGAGGGGGCGGCGGAGGATTTCGCCAGGATAGCGACTTTTGCCAAGCCGTGGCGTCGAATCTTCGTTTCCTCATCGGTGACAAGCGAGGGCTATACGGCCAGCGCGGTGGCGGAACGTCCCGCGGGCACTGCGCGGCTCGTCTCCGAGCTGACGGCAGGTGCGAGCGGTCGCTTCGATTATGAGAGGACGCTGACGATCGATCTAGACTTCGGCGGTCTGTCATCGGCTTCCAAGGCCACGGTGCTGAACGGCGGCAACAGAATCGCCGTTCAGGCCAATAACGGCGTCTTCGAGATCATAGGCTTCCTCGATGCGACCGAAATCGCTGCGGGGCGATGGCGGCTCTCGGGCCTGTTGCGCGGTCTTCACGGAACAGAAGATGCCATGATCGCGGGGGCTGCTGCCGGGAGCGATACTGTCATCCTCAATGCTGCCGTTATTCCGGTCGGCCTTGAGGCGCGAAACGCCGGGCTTGCGCGCAACTACATGCTGGAAACGGCTTACGGCCAGCAAGACCCGGCGGCACCTTACGTCTTCACCGGCGGCGTGCGTGCGGAGACGCCGCTTGCTCCGGTGCATTTCCGCGCAAGGCGGAATGGTGCCGGCGATATTGTGATGAGCTGGATACGGCGCTCGCGCGTCGATGCGGATGATTGGGCGGCGAGCGAGATACCGCTGGATGAGAGCGAAGAGCGATACCGCCTCGAGATACGCGATGGCGGCATGCTTTTGCGGCAGGTGGAGGTGGCTGATCCCTCCCTGGTCTACACGACCGATGAACAGCTTGTCGATTTCGGGGCCGCCGCCGAGGCATTCTCCGTTCGGCTTTTCCAGCTCGGGCGGAAGGTGCCGCTGGGTATTCCGCTCGAAGCGACGGTTTCACTTCCCAACTGAAGGAGAGCACATGGAACTGACAAAGAAATGGTATCTGTCGAAGACGGTGTGGGGCGCTTTGCTTGCCGTGGCAGCACCGCTTCTGCAATATGCCGGGCTGCACCTCGACGAAGGCGCGCAGGGCGAGCTCGCCGATTCGATCATCGCGATCCTGGGTGCGGCGGGTGGATTACTGGCGATCATCGGGCGGATCTCCGCCAAGGCTTCGCTTGTGCGTTGAGAGGAATACCGGCCGGGACATTTCCGGCCGGAATTCCGTGTACATCGTTGGGCTCGCGTTATGTTGGCCGCTGCGGCTCTATTCATTCATTGTTCAGCCGACTATTCTTAGAAGGGTCAACAGGCAACGCAAAAGAGATGCGAGACATATTGGCAATGGTGAAGCAGTTTTGGATGATTTCTCTGGTGGGCGCACTTTCCGTCGCCGGGCTGCAGGACAAAGCCCTGGCGGCCGATTGTTCTGGTGCAGCACAGAAGGTCGTCGCCAGCACGGGTGGCGAACTGCTCTCGGCCCTTCCAAGCAATGACGGTAACGGCTGCGTGGTAACAGTGATCGTTCCGGCCCGCGACGGAAACCCGCCGCGCAAGATCACCCGCCAAGTGCCTGCAAGTTGA